CAGCCCCAAAATCCGGTATCTGGATTGCCAATGGTCATTTCCGTGAAATCCTGTCGTTGATGACGGATAATCCGATGAAGCAAACTGTCGTCATGATTGCGCTGTAAATTGCGCAATAGCTGGCAAAATCGCTCATCACTTCCCTCCTTCAAAGAGGGCGGCAATGGATTGGGCGTAGTCGTTTGCGGCTTCACTGAATTCAGGATCGCCGCGCGGGGGATCGTCGCCGCGCTCAGCAGCGGCTAACCATTCATTGTGAACCGCAAGCGCGCCAGCTACATAGGCGGCTGCAATCGTCTCCACGCTCGGCGACACTGAGGGGGCGGGGTGGGTGAATAACGGGCGCACGTTGCGAATGCCGCTGTGCCTGTCTGGGTTGACGAATGTAAGCCCGGTTTGCCAACAGTCTGGTTCACCGCTAACCGTCATGCCCATTGCCCGCTCGTAGAGGTACGCCACCGGCTCGGAGGCGGAAAGGGCGGCGGCAATCGAACTCAGTATGCGGTTGGACTTTGGATTGTTGTCCAACGCAATATATTCGCGCATTGCGAGCAACATTGTGCGCGGCACCACCACGGTGTCAGGGGTAGAGGTCATGGCTGGGACTCCGCGTCATGCTCTTGCCATTTCGTGAATTGGTCGCAGCCTTCCTCATTGGTGCAATATTCGTAAGCGCCGTATCCGCCACCAGCGAGGCCAAAGCCCGTTTCAAGTTCGCACCCACACTTCGGGCACGGATTGAAAATGCGCTTTGCTTTTTTATCGTCACTCACGGCTGGTTCTCCATTCCGGCTAGGTCCGGGCCTGTCATTCTGCGGCATCATAAGTGGCTGCAAAAATGTCCGGCTTGCAGGGATACCGTTCGCCCTTCACGCCAGTGATAACAAAATCTCCGGGACAGACGACGTGGCCGCCTTCCAGCGTGTCGATCCATCCATGATCATGCATGATGCGTTGGCAGTGGTCACACTTGCGGACACCTGGATCATCAGGGCGACGGTAATAGCGAACGACCTTTCCTTCGCCCATAAAGGTGCCGGATGCGGATGTGTAAAATTCTTCGCAGCGGTCATTGGGGTGATCCCCGCTTTTGAACCATTGCGTTGCTTCAACCACCACGGGCTTTTTTCTGAATTTCGCCATCACGCACCACCATCCAGCAAGCGTCGCGCCGCGCACCATAGGCCAATCGAAATTCCTGGAGGCCGATCTTGCGAACGTGGCATCGTCGCCATGATCGAAGCGAGCGCCTCTCTCAGCCTCTTATTGTCTTGTGCGAGGGTGGGGGCGGAGGTCGGAAGCGGTCGTCGCAAACACGACCCATCAAGTAACTTCACGAACTCGTCGCCGTGCGGTCCTTTCTGCATTGCGAATTCAAACGGCAGATGATTGACGCGACGCCATTCAATGCCAATTGGCTCCCCGGCAGAAAGGACGATGACGACCGGATCGCGTCTCGCCTGGGATGATGGATATTCGATGTATGTTGGGGTGTATCCCGCCGTATGTGCATCTGCTGTCATCGCGTTGGCTCCATGACCTTGCGGCGATTATCAAACTTCTCAGTTTCCGGATCAGCGCCAGTGGTGAATGAGATTTCGGACTTGGGGGAGACAACGGGGCGGAAGAACCTCGCATCAAAGGATGGTTCGGAAAATCCTTCTATGAAGTGGTATTCGCAATTCACGATCTCGCAGAATCTCAGGCCAATCATGGGATGTGGCCCCGGCCCCTTCATCATGGAGCGTATCGTGTAAACCTCTCCCTTGTTCGGAGAATGGAAGAGATGCGCATTTCTCCAATTGCCTTTAATGCAAACCACCTTCTGCCCCACATGAAACGTCATGCCGCGATCTCCCCTACAACAATCATGATGCACCGCCTTTGCGATACAGGGTCCAAACAAGGTAGCCGTCCGCTCGCATTTCGATGCGAAGGATTGACCAGTCAGCAGACTTGCTATCCTTGAAGCTGGAGTATTTTTCGAAGCACTCTTCGTAGGCTTTCGCCAAATCCCCGCCGCCTGTCGTGCAGCGACCTAGTTTGAGGGGGTCGTACTTCTTGCCCGCGATATCCTCGGCTTGCCAGATAATGGCGGAATTGCCGTAACTGTTGGCATCTCCGCCAGAAGCCGCTGCCGCGCCAACCGCGAGACCGAATAGAAAACCAAACATCACGCCGCCTCCTGATTGCTTGGTTCGGGGGAGACAACAACAAGCCTAGGCTTGATCAGTGCTGACCATGCTTCGCTCATGGCGTGCTTCCTATTGCAGCCCATACCGCAATCATTCCAACGAAGAGAACGACAGCGACGGCTTCGATCATGATTGGCAAGCCAACCAGGACGATTTCTCGGGGGTTCATGTCCATGATCCAGCTCCATGAGTGCCGGGAGCAACGATGCGATTGCGCTCTGCCTCGGCAGTCTTTCCCGACACGAACAATCTGATCAGCAACGCCGCCTCGCTATCTGAGGCGATAAATTCGCCATGCTCATCAGAGGCACGGATCAAGCGGGCAATGGTTTCGGCTGTGTGGTCCATCTAAGCCGCCTCCATCGCCCAAGCGGCTTTATTGATTTGACCGGCGCAGTCAGAGCCAGCGTCTTCAATTGCGCCAGCGTCCGTCTCGTCAATCTTGCCCGTTGCTATGGAGGCGCCAACATCTGCCATGATCGCCTCGACATGGTTGGCGACCAGCTTGCAGAGCTGCTCGATGTAGGCGGCGTTGTTTTCCAGCTCGTCCGTCTTGGCAGAGAGGCTAACCCTCATGAGCTTAAGGGCGGCGACGCTGTCGATAAATTCCTCATGGGCTTTGAATGGATCGAACATTGGAAAGTCCCCTCTCATCCCCGCCGAGGCGGTGTTTGATGATGGGATAACCCATAGCATGACTGAAATCGTAGCGCAACTGAAAAACGTAGTGATACTGAAATTAATTCATGGGATGGGTGTTGACAAAGGAATTGTAGCCTATAGGTTACATGCATGATAAAGAGCGCAATCAGGACAGAAGATTACGCAGATTGGCTGAAGAGCCTTGACGATGCCCGCGCCGCTGCAAAAATTACCGTCCGCGTTGATAGGCTCCGCCTAGGGAACCCGGGCGACACTAAAGCCGTTGGAGGAGGAGTTTGGGAGCTGCGCATTGATTACGGCCCCGGGTACCGGGTTTATTACTCGGAACAAGGCAAAACCGTTGTGATTTTGCTGGCGGGCGGAACCAAAAAATCACAAACCCGGGATATTGAAGAGGCCAAGCGGTTGTTGGCGGAATGGAAGGGAAAGTAAAATGGTCAAAGTAGCCCCTTACGATTCGGCAGAATTTCTAACCACTCCAGAGGCCATTAGCGCTTATCTGGACGAGGTTCTAGAAACCAACGACGCTGCCCTTATAGCCCATGCAATCGGCGTGATTGCTCGCGCCAGCAGCATGTCCGAAATAGCCAGAAAATCAGGCTTGGCGCGGGAAAGTCTCTATCGTGCCCTTTCAGGCGAGGGTAAGACTGAGTTTAGTACCATTGTGAAGGTTCTTGCCGCTCTAAACCTTCACCTCAAGGTAGAGCCAATAGACAAGCCGCGCGTGAAAATGCCACGCAAGGCCCTCACCAAGCCACCTCAGCGAAAACGGATGGCTATGGCCTGATCAGGTCCCGGTCTTGCCAACCACTTGGCGTGCGATGTTGACGATCATCTTGCGCTCGCCGGGCTTGGCCTGTTCCCAGATCGACCAAATCGCGTCGTCCTTGGTGGGGTCCACCATGAGAAGGTAGCCGGGCATGGTCTGTAGGGCCTCAGCAAGGGCCTGGATGCCTTCATCCGAGAACCCTTGTTTGCCGCGCTCGAACTGGGAAATGTTGCTGACAGACATGCCTGCGGCTTCCGCAAGGTCTTCCTGCGTCATATTCCGGTATTCCCGCCACTGGCGGACAAAGTTCCGCAGGACAGGACGCTTGAATCGCGGGTTAACGTTCTTAGCCATGCTGAAATAGTCCGCCAACACCAACGAAACCGCCACATAGCCACACTGAAGAAAACGCTTGCGCGTGAACTTCAGTAATGCTATGGGTTAGGAATGAAGCTCGCGGATTACCTCAAGAATAACGACATCAAGCCTAGCGCGTTTGCCGCGCGCATTGGCGTCTCGCCTCAAACCATCACTGGATGGTGCGATGGCACTTTCTGGATTTCTAAGGATCGCGCCAAGCTGGTTTTTGACGAAACCGGCGGCGAAGTGACTCCAAACGACTTTGCAAATTTCGAGGTCGGCCAATGACCTCAGTGCATCAACGCCATAGCCTTTCTAACGATGACATCTTTGGCGTGGCCAGCCAGCGCGCCCACGACCAGCTCAACACATTCGGGAACGTTCGCCGCCGGAAGCGCAACTCTCATAACAACCTCTTTCCACGGATGACGCGTGGTGATGTCTCTATTGCAAAACAAGACACAGTGAAAAACCCCGTCAATGATTTCCACGTCCATAATTCCGTGCGCGAATATTTCCCCAATAGATTCGTCTTTCATTGCTCAGCCCCTTGCGAATTGTACGGCTTTTCATCCTGCAATCTCCGCGCGCAGCAATGCAAGTTAAATCGTAATTCGCGAGGTGTAATTCACCCATATATTTCGGGCATTACTTACACTTTTAAACATCGCCGGTTCCAGAAATGGAACGCCGCCGACAGCAGGGGCAATGCCATCGACGGCGTTTCTACACGCACCGGGGCAGCGCGCGATTTCAATCATCTCCGATCCGGCATCAGCACCAACACCAACGCTGCTATTGCCACGACGCCAAAGATTATCTCTGGCCACATTCGAAATTCTTCCGGCTTCGCGCCGCGATCCAGGAATTCAAATCCACAACGGAGCATCCGTCATGGCGCTGCATCTCTTCAAATGGCTGCTTTACGTCATTTCGGGATTGTTCTCGATAGCCGCCATGCTGGCGCTGGTTACCGTCATCAAGGCTCTCATCAAAGTTTTGTTCACTTGAATATTTGTCGCTCGTTCTCGCCTGCCAGCGAGGGTCGAGCAAAGGGCGTAAATCGATAATCGTGTGTGTCACTTCCATGGATACCAATTAACCATGGAAGGTTTTGCAAATGTGCAAAAAGGATTTGCCAATGTCGGACGTTGCGTATCTCGAACAGGCGGCTCGATGGAGCAGAGACTTAACGCGCATGAAGGCGCGCGGCCCCGGCGATACAGACAACGCCATGCGCCAGATTGAACGAGAGTACGGCATTGATTACGGGTTCTTGTGGTCGCTGCGTTATCGGCGCGACCGTCTCACCATCATAAGCAAGTCGGTCTACGACAAAATAGCAGGGGCGTATCAGGCTGAGTGTGGACGACAACTTAGGAAACTTCAGCATGAAATCGTCATTACCGAAGCAATCACCGGGCCTGATAGCGGTGCTGTTCGCGCGGCTAAGGCTCTGGTGGGCGAGGATACGGGGGAAATGAAATGAAAAATCTGCCTTGGTCGCCTGAAAAAATCAAGCTGCTCCTGAAGATGGCGGACGATGGCGTCGGAAACGCGCAGATCGCAGAAATGTTCGGCGTGACGCGAAAGACCATAGAGAACAAAATCTATATGGCCCGCATGTCACCAGAAGATCGGTTGAAGCGTACCCATCGCGCCATAAAGCGTCGCAAGGAACGCGAAAGGGCAGAGAGCGGCTACCAAGATATGCCGCCCTCGGATAAGCGCGTCATTGTGGATTTCAGGCCGCCTGCGGAGTTGATTGCTGACCGTGACTATCGGTCGGGACTTCCCCCTCGCGATTTGTCCGCTGCGTTCTTTGGCGATCCTTTGCCGGGATATTCAGCGTTGGAGCGTCGGGCGTGACGCAGCAAGAGCGCATCTTCAAATACGTCCCGCATCGTAACGTCCCCGCTTTTATGGCGGCGGGCTGGATACATCGTGACGAACTGCGCGAGACGCACCACGGCGATTACTCCGAATTGATGGAATGGTCCGGCAACGGTGAGCCGTTCTTTCCCGTTGAAGACGAGGTGACGGGATGATTTTCAAAGACGATCCAACCGGCTTCTTGGCGCGGCATGGAAGCTTGCATGACAGGCTCACGCCATTCGCCAACGGAATAATCCTGGGTTGGGTAATCGCCTATTTCGGTTTGCCGATTGCCTTGGTTCTAGTTTGGGCCATCAAGCAATGACCGACTTCCCCGAAACCCGTCTGTTCTACCTCACCGATCCTGAAAAGGACGTGTGGGTTGTGAACCTTCAAACAGAAGAAGGCCAGCTAACGCGCGCCAAGGTTTCATTTGACCAGCTTCGTCATTTCGCACGCGAGGCCGTCTATGTGCTGTTGGGGAGGCGGGCATGAGCGAGGAATTGCGCATGGTGATGCTGGTATTGCCCTTTCCCGTCTCGGTGAATGAAATCTGGCGCGGCAATGGCGCTCGCACATTCACAAGCTCGACTTACAAACTATGGAAACAGGAAGCTAACGCCGCTTTCCTGCAACAGAAACGCGCCGCAGGTCAGCCGATCACCGGCCATTTTACCTATCACGTTGTTCTCGATGAGAAGCGCCGCACACCGAAGATGGATGGCGACAACTACGCCAGCAAAGCCGTTCTGGATTTCCTGCAAAGCGTGAATGTCATTGAGAACGATTCCAAGGCGGACGCCGGATCGTGGTCTTGGGGGCCATGTGATCCAGGCATGTGCGTCGTTAGCGTTTTTCAACGTGGAATGCAGCCAGTCAACCGCACAAGGGAGAGTGCATCATGACGTTAGAATTTGAGAATCCATCTGGATCAATGGAAGTCGCCATTGATAGTAGCATTTACGACATGTTCGGCGCAGTCGATTGTCTGGATGCGAAACGTCGCGATCACAATGCGCGCCCATACCTCAAAGAGTGCGCGGAAGATATTGAGATGGTCCGCGACAAGCTCTCTGTCATTCTCGATGACGTGCGGGGGTTGTCATGAAATCTGCCATTGAGATTTATGACGAACTATCCGCGCCTTTCGCCGCCGAGGAAATCGACTGGCGGATTGGCAGCACGAACCAAGACAAAACGAAAGGCATGGCGCTGGCCTATCTCGATGCCCGCGCTGTGATGGACCGGCTCGATACGGTGTGTGGTCCCGCCGGATGGCAATGCAATTACCTTTTCGGCACAGGCTCAAGTGTCGTCTGCAACCTTGGCGTTTTCATGGATGGCGTCTGGGTGTGGAAGGCAGACGGCGCGGGAGCGACCGACGTTGAAGGCGAGAAGGGCGCACTATCGGACGCCTTGAAGCGTGCAGCGGTTCGCTTTGGTGTTGGCCGCTACCTGTATGAGCTTCAATCACCCTGGGTCGCCATTACGCAGATGGGCCGCTCATATCGCATTGCAGACGGCGAAGACGCGAAACTCAAGAAGGTCCACGAGGATTTCTGCACGACGGCGGGCTGGGGACTGCGCGCCGGGCGTGTGGCCTATGCCTTCGCCAATCAGGTCGTCAAGCATTTCGTGACCAGCCCCGGCGAGGCAATGGAAATGAAAGAACGCAACGCCGGGATGATCGCACAGCTTCCTGTAGCGATGCGCAAACACCTGAATGAAACCCTTGACCGCATTGGCGGCACAGCAAGAGAGGCGGCGGAATAATATGGCATCTGTTGCGGAAAGGTTGGAGCGCTTGAGTATTCCCGAACCCAATAGTGGTTGTTGGCTGTGGCTCGGAAGCATAAACGCCCAAGGCTATGGGCAAATTATGATGCGAAACCAGCGAAAGATGAAGGCGCACCGCGTTTCATTTGAAACCTACAACGGATCAATACCAGACGGGCTTCACGTGTTGCATCGATGCGATTTGCCCGGCTGCATTAATCCCGAGCATCTGTTCTGCGGCACTGTCTCCGACAATATGCGCGATATGTACACCAAGCGTCGGCACCCAAAAGTTCGCTTACTTGGCGTGCTCCATCCTGGGGCAAAGCTTACGGAAAACCAAGTTCGCGAGATCATAGCTTCCCCTAAGCGGACGCGGGGACTGGCAAAGCGGTTTGGTGTTAGCAACAGTCGCATTAGCGCAATTCGCAAAGGACTCAATTGGTCCCACATAAATGAGGAGAGATAACTTGGCATACGAGCAGAAAGATATGAGCGGTTCGCTATTTACGAACGACCGCAAGGAAAAGGAAACCCATCCTGATCGCAAAGGAACGGCGCTGATTGATGGCGTCGAATATTGGGTTTCCGGTTGGGATAAGGAAGGTCAGAAAGGACCGTGGACTTCGCTGGCGTTCCAGAAAAAGGAATCCAAGGCCAAGGCTGCGCCCGGCAAGATTTACGAACCGAAGAAGCCCGATCCAATCAGCACTGGCCGTCCGTTACCAATCGACGATGAGATTCCGTTCTAATGGTCGATAGCAATCTCCCATGGTCTGAACAATTTCGCATCGTCGCCAAACAATGGGTCGATGCGGATGCTGCTGCAACTCTCCTAGAGGATACCAAGTCGGCTGTCCTCTCGGAGCGTATGCAGGCTTTGGGAGATATGGCTGTGTCCAAGGCGGAAGCCACCGTGAAGGCTTCAAAGGAGTGGCGGGATCATGTTGCGGGGACAGTAGCGGCGCGAAAGAGCGCCAACCGTCTCAAGGTCCAGATGGAATACCTGCGCATGAAATTCCAGGAGTGGTCCAGCGAGAACGCCAACCGTCGCGCGGAGATGCGCCTATGAGCCGCGCCACGGATGAGTGGATTGGCCGCAATGACGACACGCCGATACCGCCGCGCGTCAAGGCTAGGATTTTCGACCGTGATGGCAAGCATTGCAAGGTCTGTACGAATCCAATCTCTGGCAGCCGCTTGCCTGCATACGACCACGTCGTGGCGCTGATTAACGGCGGCGAAAATCGCGAAACAAATATCCAGTTGCTTTGCGTCGATTGCCACAAGCCAAAGACCGCCGCCGACGTTCGGGAGAAATCCATCGTCGCTCGCAAACGAATGAAGTTCCTAGGCATCGCACCAAAGAAGGGCAGGCCGATGCCGGGGAGCAAGGCGTCTGGTTTCAAGAAATGCATGAATGGGGAGGTTATCAGACGATGAGCTTTGAACGATTGGGCGACATCACGCGCCGCATCACGGATCGTTTAGCGCCGGTCACATATATAGTTCCGATCAATGGGCCGTTAGCTGTCAAGCTATCAGCCTACGCCATAGAGGAAGGCCAGAAACCCGAGACAATCATTGCCGAAGCGGTTCGCTCCTACCTGGGCGAGGCCGCTTAATGAGCCGATGGTTTCGCTTCTATGATGACGCCTTGTATGACCCCAAGGTGCAAAGACTTCCTGGCGAGAAGTTCAAGATATGGGTCAACCTGCTTTGCATGGCCTCCAAGAACGGCGGGGAGCTGCCGGAGCTTGCCGATATTGCTTACACTATGAAGTGGTCGGAGGCCAAAACCAGTAAAATTCTGAATGAGTTTTACAGCCTCCAGCTCCTTGATGAGGTTGAATACGACAACGCCCCGATGGGGTATGCGCCTCATAATTGGAATGGAAGACAATACAAATCGGACAAAACAGACCCGACTAACGCGGAGCGACAGGCCCGTTATCGCACCAAAAAAACAGCGTTACGTAACGCAGATAGTAACGGTAGTAACGCCGTTACTATCAAACGACCAGATACAGAACAGATAACAGAACAGAAAGATGCAGCTATCGCTGCGCCTGAAACTGACGAGGTCCAGTTCTTCCGGCGGGGCAAAGAACTGCTGGGACCATCTGCCGGCGGATTCCTCAGAAAGCTCATCGACGCAAAGGGCAACAGCATACCCCTTGCGCGGGCGGCGCTAGAGCAAGCAAGCACCAAGGAAAACGCCCGGGAATATCTCGGCGCAATCATTCGAGGCCGTGAACAGCCGGCGGACCAAAGAATGGCGGGGCGCTCATGGTGAAACGCCCGGAAGACTACGGGATCAGGGTCAGAAATCAGCAAGGCGAACAGCGGACCACTTGCCCGCAATGCTCGCCAACCCGGCGCAAGAAATCAGATCGGTGCTTGACGGTTAAAATTGAGGGGGACGGCTTTGTTGCAAACTGTTGGCATTGCGGATGGACAGCGGGATCGCTCGGCGGCGCACAAGTTCGTGCAGGCTCGCGGGTTGAGCGCCCGGACCTTGGCGGCGCTGGGCGTCGATTACGGTATGGTGTTCTTTCCTGACATCGCGGGAAAATCAGACGCGATTTTCTTTCGGTATGCCGAAGGATGGAAGGCCCGCGCCGTCACACAAAAATCGTTTGTGGCTGGCAAGGGCTTCAAGCTTTCGTTCTGGAATCTTGAGGCCGTTCTTAAATCGAATCCAGAAACGGTTTACGTGACCGAGGGCGAGTTAGATGCTTGTTCCTTGGTCGAGGCTGGTATTGCGCATGACGCCGTCCTGAGCGTTCCTAATGGCGCTGTGGAGCGTCCTACGGAATCGAGTCAGGAAACTCGAGGCTATGCTTACGCAACCGAAGCACTGAAGGCTGGACTGTCCCGGGTTAAAAAATTCGTGTGGTGCGGGGATGGGGACGGCCCGGGCTTATCGTTGCGCTCCGACATGGCGCGGATTTTGGGAGTGGGGCGGTTTTCCTTCGTTGATTGGCCGGAAGGCGTCAAGGACGCGAATGACATGCTGCTCAAGGATGGGCCGGCGGACTTGCTGGACCGGGTGTCATACGGCGCGTTGCAATGGCCGATTGATGGGTTGTTTCGACTCTCGGAATTGCCTGACCCGCCGCAACTCACGCTATGGCGTCCCGGGTTCGCGGAGTGGGAAAGCAAGGTCATGCTTGCGCCTCGCACCATGAGCGTTGTCACAGGACACCCGGGCCACGGCAAGACGCAGTTATGGACGCAAATATGGTTTAACGTGGTGCGGGCATACTGCATTCCAGCAGCTATAGCTTCGTTTGAGACGCGTCCCAAGCCTCATATGCAGCGGTACTTGCGGACGTTGCTAATCGGCAAGCAGGTCAAGAACTGCAACGAGGAAGAATTAGCCAAGGCGGATAAGTGGATCGAAGACCGCTATCTGTTCATGGTTCACCCGGACGGACGCCCGACGCTCAAGTGGTTCTTAGATATGGCGGAAGTCGCTGTCATTCGCCACGGGGCGCGGATTATTCAGGTTGATCCATGGAATAGGTTGGAAGCATCTCGTACCCGGGATGAATCCGAAACGGAATACATCGGGCGCTGCTTGCGGGAAATTCATTCATTCGCGCACGACATGAATTGCCATGTCCAGATATTGGCCCATCCGGCGAAAATGCAGGGTGATCGCAAGGGACACGCGCCATCGCTAGAGGATATTTCCGGCTCCAAGAATTGGGACAATATGGTTGATCAGGGTTTTGCCGTGCACAGACCGCAGATGTTCGATGGAGTTGTCCGCAAGACCGAGGCGGAGTTGCACCACAAGAAAGCGAGATTTGAGGAACTTGGCTATCCGTGCGTGCTGGACTTGGACTTCAAGGTTGAACAAGGGAAATACGTTTCGACAGACTATCCGGCGCATTGAAATCAATCGACTACGCAATGGGGTATTGAGATGTTGAAATGGCTTTGGCGAGAATTTTGGGGCTGTGGACCATGCAAATACGTCGAGGTTGACCGCAAAAACATGCTCAGCAATGGAGAGTTAGTGGGGGTTGCGTATTCAACTCGCTGCGAAACATGCGGCGATATGAAATTCTACAAATTGCGAAGCTAATCGGGGCATCGGGGCATCACATGGCTAGAGCAGGAAGACGGCGAAACGAAGAACCTATAATTGGTTCAGGGCGATTTACTGAGGCTGAGTTGCGGGCCGCGTTGCCGAAAGGCATGGAAGCTACAGTTATTGTGCTTGATCCGATGGTTGATACCTTGGAGCGGGTGGCCGAACGTAACCGAGAACGCAGGCTGACTGCGAACAGGAAGTTCAAAACCGCGCGGAGCAAGGACGGCGAACCGTCGTCAGAACGAGTCCAGAAGGCCGGGAGCGCGTTTAATATCGGCGACGATAAGCAGGGCGGCAAAACCTGGACGATGATGGATAGTCCGCTGGAGCGGCTGTACGCCCAGCAGAAGCTTTCAAAACTCGAATACGATGGGCTGGTCAAGTACCGCATCCACTGGCACCACGCGGGGCTACAGCCAAGCATGGGGAGTGTTGACCTCAACCGGGTATTTGCGTCTGACCCGTCGAATTTCTCAGGCATGGCGAAATCAGAACGTCAGGTTTTCCATCGTCAGAAATACCGGGAGGCGAGCGAGATGCTCGGGCATCGCGCAAGGATTGTGGTGGAGAACGTGGTTTGTGCCGAACAAGCGACGGTCATGGCCGGGTTTTCAATTGGCTGGAAGAACAGGCCACAGGCTGAAGCTGCCGCCGTCGAGATATTGCGGGATTCAGGGTACAGGCTGGCGCGAGAATGGGGGATGGGCTGATGTACCCGAAAGAAAAAGCATGGCGCAAATTGCTCGTAAGCGAGGCGCTGACCCAACAGAACGGCGCGTGTCAGTATTGCAAGGAACCGCTTCCGCGCAGCAGAGCTACGGCCGATCACAAAATTCCGCGTTGTCGGTACGGGAGGGATACGAAAGAGAATATTGTTGCGGCGTGCAAGTCCTGCAATCAGGCGAAAGGGTCGCTGTCGGAAGGCCAATTCTGGAAGCTGATCAAGCGAGATTTTCCTCATGGAGCGCCGTCGAGTATCATCGTGGTATGGGCGGCGCGTCGAATTTGGAAGCGGACACATAGGGCCTCAGATCGGATAATGAGGGCGTCCGGCACAATATCTGGTATAGGGGCTTGACAGCCGTTACAAACTATGGCATGTGATCGATAACAGCCAAAATTGCGCCCCGCCCGGCATTCGTCGCGGCGGGTTTTCTATTCTGACTGCGGCGTGGAAGGACACGCGGAACCGAGGTGGGTTCTAGAACGTCACGACGCGCGTCACCCGTTGCGTCGGTAAAGCCTGAAATGACAGGTGCCCGTGAGCCGGTTTCGAGTCCGGCCAGTCAGAACTCAACACCAATCGGGACGGCATATGTCCTCCTGTGCCGCTTCTCCTCAACCCCCTGCATGCTCCCTTGCAAAAGAGTGAGCCTAGCGAGTCTTTGAGGCGATGCTGTCCCGATACCCTATCAACTTGGAGTTAAAACATGACGCCGTCTGAATTCAAGGCGTGGTTTGACGGATTTACTGAGGCTTTCACTGGATCACCAACGAAAGCGCAATGGTCACGGATCAAGGCGCGTGTGGCGGAGATTGACGGTAAGCCTGTTACTGAGCGCGTTTATGTGGATCGTTATTGGCCGACTTATTGGTCTATTCAGCGATACGGAAATCCTATCTATCTCAATTGTAACGCGACTACTGGAGGCAGTGTCGGCATCGACAACACTTCCGGTATGTACAGCCAGAATGCAAGCGCCCAAGCTTATCAAAACGCGCTGACGACCACCTACAGCTCACACGATGCCATGAACGCTCTTGGCAAAGCCGAGGCGCTTGAGCTGGCCGCATGAGCGACGGCCACTACATCATTTGTTCCAGCGAATACATGAAGGAACTTAGGTTGTCGCTCGACCCTTTCGGTATCTACAAATCGCGCAGGCTTCTTGCAAAGCAATTCCCATCAACGCTGATCTATCGCGGGCATGAGTGGTGGCATGGCAGACATTCTCGTTCCTGAATCCTTCGTGAAGGTTGCAGAGCAGCTGGTTGAAATCCTTGAAGCCAATCACGAGCATTTCGCTGCTGAGATGACCGGTCCAAAACTGGTCAAGCCTGACAACGTCATCTGGGGCATTGATTTCAGGAAGGGCCGGGAACCTGAATACGTCGCAAGTCCGTGTGATTGTGCGTGAGCCAATCAGCAACTCGGATTTTGGTTCGCCGGAATAGACCGCTGGTAACAGCGAAATAACAGCATGGTAGGACGCCCCTTCCAGCCTGGTCAGAGCGGCAATCCCGCTGGTAGGCCAAAGAGCAAACCATTCAAAGAAGCGCTTGAACGCGCTCTCAAGGCCGCGAGTGGCGATAAAGACGCGCTTGAGGCGTGCGCTGATGCATTAGTCAGCAAATCCATGATGGGCGATGTTCCAGCCATCAAGGAATTAGCCGACCGTCTGGACGGCAAGGTAACGCAGCTAATCGGCGGCGATGACGAAGCGCCAATCAAAATCCAAAGAATCGAGACAGTGATTGTCGATCCTAAGTCGGGAGACAGCTAGAGTCTTCAAGCCGCTTTTAGGCCCGTCCCGATATAAGGGCGCGCATGGCGGACGCGGATCGGGCAAATCCCATTTCTTCGCGGAAGAGGTTGTTGTCCAAAGCATTCAAGAGCCTGGAAACAGCGGCGAAGGACTGCGGACCGTTTGTATTCGTGAGGTGCAGAAGGACCTCAAAGAAAGCGCCAAGCTCTTAATCGAAGACAAGCTATCGCAACATCGACTGGGCGAAGCTGACGGCTTCCGAGTTTATAAGGATGTCATCCAGACCCCGAAAGATGGCGTTGTCATCTTCAAGGGTATGCAGGATTACACGGCGGAATCGATTAAGTCGCTGGAGAACTTCAAGCGGGCTTGGGTTGAAGAAGCCCAGACGTTAACGGCGCGCAGCCTGACGATGTTGAGGCCGACAATTCGCGCTGAAGGCTCTGAGATTTGGGCGAGCTGGAACCCGCGCCGCAAGACGGACGCGATTGACGAATTTCTACGCGGCAAGAAGCCAAGTGATGCTGCGGTCGTACAGGCCAACTGGCGTGACAATCCGTGGTTTCCAAGCGTTCTCAAGAAAGAGCGCGAGACTGATCTAGAGCTTTACCCGGAACGATGCGATCACATTTGGGAAGGCGGCTACGCAACCGCATTCGAGGGCGCATATTTCGCGACGCTGCTCGCTGAAGCCAGAGCAAAGGGCAGAATAGGGCATGTCGAGGCCGATCCATTACTGCCTTTGCGTGCTTTCATTGATATTGGCGGCTCTGGCGCTAACGCTGACGCTTTCACCATCTGGATTGTCCAGTGGGTCGGACAGGAAATCAGAGTCCTCGACTATTACGAATCTGTCGGACAGGTTCTGGCCTATCACATCGCTTGGCTGCGTAAACGAGGATATCAGGACGCCATTCTGTATCTACCGCACGATGGCGTTAATGAAAACAACGTCACCGGCAAACGATACGAGGATCATCTCCGCGAAGCCGGTTTCAAAGTCGAACCGCCCGTCAAGAATCAGGGCAGGGGCGCGGCGGCAATGCGTATCGAGGCCGTGCGCAGGCTTGGCCCCAAGATGTGGTTCAACGAATCAACCACTGAAGCTGGGCGCGACGCGCTAGGCTTCTATCACGAGAAAAAAGACGAAGCCCGCAACGTCGGACTTGGACCGGAACATGACTGGTCGTCACATGGTGCGGATGGATTTGGCTTGATGGCGATTTGTTATGAGGAACCGGGGCGAACCGGCAATTTCAACCGCAAGATAGTCTTTCCTCGCCACGGATATGCCTGAAGTCGTCAACGTCCACCTTGGCCCTAATCGCTTCACGCAAGGGTTCTACCGGATGGATGGCGACCGGCTTGTGATGACGTTTAGCGATGGCTCAGATGTTGAACCGGTTGTCTCGCACACGATGCGACCCGGCGACAATCCGAGGACCATTGCTGCGGTCCTGACGAAAGAGATTCGAGCAAGAATGCACAGTCCATTTAACGATCCGATTGATTGGCCGGAGGCGAGCTGGTTATGAACGAGAGGTTCATAAAACTGGCTACGTGCGGCGGTCGGATATGGCTTCGCGATTGTGAGACAGGCGAAAGCCTGTACCTCATGGGGCCGATCCCGGTTTGGTATCGCAATGCCTAAGATGTCCGTCTCCGATCTTAAGCCGTTGCTGGCGAGTGAACGGTCCAACGCCATTGCCTCGATGTCTGATGGCAAGATCAATCAGGAGCGTTCCGACGCGCTGGATTACTACAACGGCGATATGTCGAAAGACATGCCTGCGCAGGATGGCCGCTCGAAAGCCGTATCGACCGATGTTGCGGATGTTATCGAGGGCCTGTTGCCGAACCTGATGGATATCTTTGCTGGTTCTGATGAGGTTGTCCGGTTCGAGCCTGTTGGCCCTGAAGATGAGGAAGCCGCGCAGCAGGAAACCGACTACGTGAACCATGTATTCATGCAGCAGAATCCCGGCTTCATGACGCTGTATTCGCTCTTCAAGGACGCGCTGCTGTCCAAGACTGGACTTGTCAAAGTCTGGTGGGAAGAGCGCGAAGAGGAGGAGCGGGAAACCTACTACGATCTGACGGACGAGCAATTCGCGATGTTGGCGCAGGAGGTGGCCTCGTCTGATGGCGCCATGAAGATCATCGAGCATTCCGAAAAGCCGTTTGGAGCGGCTTATTAGTGGGCATCACCATTGAGGGGAGCGATTTAAGGCCGGAGGATATCGAGGCGCTAACGGCACGCCAGCCGTCGCCTCCAGACGAGCCGGAAACCGCGCCCGGCAAGACGCAAACTAAAGCTGTTCCGGCGCCTGTTCCAATGGTTCACGATGTCGTCGTCGTCACCACAAAGAAATACTCTTGCGCGAAAGTCATGGGCGTCCCGCCCGAGGAATTCGGCATCGAGAAGGCTGCGCGGACCATCGCGGATTGCAACTACGCTTATCACGATATTGTCACCAAGACCGAAGGCGCGTTGATCGCGGAAGGCTTTGACGAAGAACAGGTGAGGGCGCTGCCCGGTTATTCCGGCGCAACGGATACTGAAACACTGGCGCGCGATACGGCCGCCGAGCATGAATCCGGCCTCAACAATCTCAATCGCTCGTCTCGCATTGTCCAGATTACCGAGCACTACATTCGGATGGACTATGAGGGCAACGGCAAGCCCGGCCTGTACATGGTCATTACGGGCGGCGGTTCTGCTCAGGGCGACGTCTTAAGAAAGACCATCGACAAGGACGGCAAGGAGACAACCGAAGACTGCATCTATCCGATTGATGCCATTCCATTCGCGGCGGCAACGCCGGTTCCGGTAACGCATCGCTTTATCGGTCGCTCGCTGGCCGATCTTGTGATGGACATTCAACGCATCAAGACGGCCATTCTGCGAGGTGGGCTGGACAACACCTACCTGCATAATGCGCCGCGTCCTGTGGTGTCTGAGGCTCACTCAGGGCCGAATACGATTGACGACATTCTGACGGTTCGCCAAGGCGCTCCTATCAGGATGAAGATGCCGGGCGGCATCGAGTGGCAGACTGTGCCGGACATCACCGGCTCAATCTTCCCGATGCTGCAATACATCGACTCGATACGGGAAGCCCGTACCGGCATGTCCCAGCAGTCTCAGGGGCTGGACGCCAATGCGCTCCAGAACCAGTCGGCGACCGCAGTGAACCAGGTCTTCTCTGCCTCGCAAATGCGAATGAAACTGATTGCGCGCATTCTGGCGGAAGGCGTCAAGGATATTTTCTCGCTGCTCCATGCGACGATCCGCAAGCATGGTCAGCAGGCGCAGACGGTTCGGCTTCGCAATAGCTGGGTGAACGTTGATCCCCGGCAATGGAAGACCCGGAACGACATGACGATTCATGTCGGCTTAGGAACCGGTAACAAGGCGCAGCAATATACCCAGATGATGGGCATTGCGAATGTTCAGAAGGAGTTTTTGCTGGGCGGCAAGGGCCACTTGGTGCCGGACGCTCAATTGTTCAACACGGCGGCGGAATTGGTGAAGTTGACGGGCCACAAGAACCCGGACAAGTTCTTTGCTGATCCAAGTGCGAAAGACCCAAAGACGGGGCAGTTACTGAATCCGCCACAACCGCCGCCACCTCCTGAAGCGGTCCAGGTTGCGCAAGTCAAGGCGCAGACTGATCAGCAGCAATTAGGAATTCAGGCGCAACTCGATGAACGCGCCGATCAACGCAAGGCGCAGATCGAAGCCACACAAGCGCAGGCTGATATCGCGACGCAGGACCGCAAGACACAGGCGGAAATGGTCCAGTCTGAGCGTGAGTTCGAGCTGAAGCGTGAATTGGCTGTTCTGGAGTTTCAGCTTCAGCGCCAGCTAGAGACTGAAAAGCTGAACATGCAGCGCGAAATGCATCAACAGCAAATGGCGCAAAGCGCGGAGCAGCATCGGCAACAGATGGAAGCTGGCGTGTTCAAGGTTGCGCAAGGCCAGCAGGCGCACGAGCAGAAGATTGAACAGATGAAAAGCGCGCCACAGCCGAAGGGGAACGGTAAGTGACAGTGGACGAGATTCTAGCAAAATTTCCTACTTCGACTTTAATTCAGCTTGTTAATCCCTACGAGAAAACCTGTCGGTTTGTCCGAGAAGATGAGTGGGGGCAATATGATTGCGATCCGCCGTCAGATTGGCGAAGAAAGTTCGACGGCAAAGCATCCGCCTATAAACCCGTAGTGCGTCGCAAGATGGGCCGCGAGGTTATTGCTTGATAGCCTTCGTCCTTGCTGCATCGGATCACGGCCCGATGATCGTCAACCGGATGGATTACAATCATACGTTCTCCGGCGATTTCTACGGCGTCGGCGCTCAGATCATGGAGAACGGTTGCTATGAGCCAGCAGACGTTGCATCGCTCAAGGCCCTGCTTACCTGCCGGCGAAACCACTTCGGGAGCGGCGTTGTTGCTCTTGATGGTGGCGCCAATATTGGTGTCCATGCTCTTGAATGGGCTCGCCACATGCGCGGCTGGGGCGAAGTGCTGGCCGTAGAGGCGCAGGAACGGGTTTTCTATTCACTGGCTGGGAATATCGCCCTGCAAAATGCTTTCAATGCAAGGGCAATATGGGCTGCGCTCGCGGATGTACCGGGCGAATTGTCCATTCCAGAGCCGGATTACACCAAGCAAGGATCGTTCGGGTCGTTTGAATTGAAAGCCCGCGTTGGCACCGAGAACATCGGGCAATCGATCGACTACGGCAAGCCAACGTCCAAGGTTCGCCAGATCATGATTGACTCGCTTGGTCTTGAGCGGCTCGATCTGTTGAAACTCGATCTTGAAGGCATGGAAGCGGAAGCTCTCGACGGCGCAAGAGAGACAATCGCGCGCTGTCATCCGATTCTGTTTATCGAGACAATCAAATCGGACAAGGGCGCGATAACGAACGCGCTTCGAAACGAAGGCTATACGGTTCTTCCGAACGGAATGAACATTCTCGCCATTCACAAGTCGGACAAGACGATGGAAAACGTCAAGCTTGATAAGGTGGCCGCTTGAACGTCGATAGCTACCGCGCCCAAGCCTCAAAGCTTGTTCGCAATCCAGATGATCCAGAAGCACTTGTCACGCAGTTTGCGAACATCACGGAAGGCTTGAAGAACGGTAAGCACTATCTGCCACTTGCCAAGCGGGCTTATGAGGTGGCGCCTGAAGAAATATCGGCGCTGTTCAATTATGCGTCTGCTCTTAATCGGGCCGGATACTTTCAGGAAGGACTAAAGCTCTATCTCAAGGCGCTGCCGAGAGTGGACGAGTTCTGGCGCGGGCGCTTCCTGCACCATATCGGCATTTCCTACCGCTGCCTGAACGAGAATAACAAGGCGTGCGAATATTACGCCAAAGCCTACGAGGAAACCAAGGACATCGGAATTCTGAAGGATGCCGCGATTGCCACACTGGCGTCGGGCGATCTTCAGCGCGGCTTTGAGATGTTCGAAATCCGCAAGGATTGCGCGGCGAAACGATTGAAGGAAAGCGGCGGCAAACTCATTGCGCAACAGAAACTACCGCCCGATGTCGTCTATTGGAATGGCGAGGATTTGAATGGGAAAAAGGTCGTCGTCTATCATGAAGAAGGACAAGGCGACTTTATCCAATTCTGCCGATATATCCCAAGGCTCCGCGAGTTCGGAGCCGCGAGTATCCATCTTTGCGGACCTGCCGCCGGATTGCTTGATCTGGTGTCCGATCACATCAAGGTTGATGGCATTGTCCCACTATCTGGACCTTTTGAATGCGATTTCGTCGTTGGATCAATGTCGATCCCCTGGCGTGTTGGTATCGACTACCATTCAGTAAGCGGCAAGCCATATTTCAAGGTTGATCCTTATCCATTGCCGGAGCGTGGCAAGCTTCGCGTTGGCTTGGCGTGGCAGGGCAATCCTGAATACGGCATGGACGCGCATCGCTCGATGGCGTTTAGCGAGTTGTGTCCGCTGTTCGATATTCCGGGTGCTGCGTTCTATTCATTGCAGCGGGATTCGCTCGAAGTCACACAGCTTGGTTACGACGGCTTCGTGGCGAACCTTGAGCCGTTAGAGACATCATGGCGCGAGACGGCAAAACTTGTCCAAGCCTTGGACGTGATTGTCACCGTCGATACAGCGATAGCTCACTTGGCTGGCGCACTCGGCAAGCCTGTCTTCATTATGACGACGGCAAGTTCCGACTGGCGCTGGAATCGCAATAGCGAAAAGACAGCTTGGTACGACAGCGCCCGCGTCATTCGTCAGAAGCGACAGGATGATTGGGCGCCTGTCATCGCCAACGTGCATGACCAGCTACAGGGAATGATGAATGGCCGACGACGACAGGCTGCTTAAGGCCCGTATTGATGGGTCGAGGGCAAAGGCGCTGCTTGCGGATGAAACGTTGCAGGCTGCCTTTACTGAGATGAAGCGTGGATATGCCGAGAAGCTATTCAGCACGTCCATTAGTGAAACCGTGGCGAGGGAAACGCTTTATCAGGCGCATCGTCTGGTTGGCGAAATCGAGCGCCACCTCCAGCACGTTCTCGATAACGGCAAGATTGCCGATGCAGAACTTAACTCAATGATCCGCCAAGGCGAAGCAAAGAAGTCCTGGGCAAACATTCAATAGGAAACTGAGATGGCTACTTCTTACACGGCTCAAACGATTGCAGCGAGTGGTGACATTGGCAACCTTAGCTCTGCCGTCAAGACGCTTGTGACCGCTGTCCGCGACAAGACCGAACCGGGCAGCCGCCTTACTGGTGCGGAAGTGGTTCAAATTCTCAATGCGATCATCGATGCCAACGCAGGCAATTCGACCCTGACGATGCCGTAAGGCGCATTCGTCCCAACACAAGGAAAATTTATGTCTATCGAAGCCAATGCGCCCGTCGCGGAGGTCAGCCTTGCGCTGCCTGCCGACGCTCCCGCCGAGATGAATGTCTCAGATGCCGCTCGATTACTGTCACAAGCAAGGCGCCCCAAACAGGAGGCGCCGCTTCCATCGGAAGTCAATGAAGCAGCGCGTGCCTCCATGGCGCAGCAGCGCTCCTCCGATGAACAACCCGAATTAGCCCAAGAGGCTGACGCCGCCCCTCTTCAGGAGGAACCCGGCGCAAATGAGACGCAGGAGGCCGAACCGGCAGAGTTGCCGCCCATCGAGCCCCCGAGGTCTTGGACAAAGGAAGAGAAGGAAGCCTTTCAGTCGTGGCCCCGCGAAGCGCAGGAAAGTATTGCGCGTGTCGCCTCCACACGAGAGACGGAATTCCGCCGGAGTCAAAACGAGGCCACTGAAGCCAAGAAGGCGTTTGAAGCCAGATTGGCAGAGGCGGATCGGATCAGGAAAGACTACGAAGCCAAGCTCCCGGCTTTGTCGAAAACTCTCGAAGCTGCATTGCAGAATGAATTCGCGGATATCCAAACATTCGCTGATCTCAGGAAGATGCAGACGGAAGACCCATTCCGCTATCAGCAATGGGACTTGCGACAGAAAGAGTTGGCGGCAGCCAAGCAGGAGGAAACCGCCGCACAAGAGCGGCAGAATTCCGAACGCTCTGGCAAGCGATCTGCTTACGAACAAGAGCAGACGAAAAGGCTGATTGAGCTTGCTCCCGAAATTGCGGACCAGAAAAAGGCCGTTACTCTTCGGGAAGGCGCTGTGAAGCTGCTGACTGATGATCGTTTTACGATGGATCAGTTACAGCGATGGATGGCCGATGACACAGGGCATGAAATCCTGTCTCACGCGGCATTCCAGAAAATGGTCCTCGATGTGATGCAATTCGAGGATGCCAAGAAAGCGCCAGCTAGAGCCATTCCTAAACCCGTTCCTCCTGTCCAGCGGCCTGGTGTTGCGAAGGGCGGAAATCCGTCCGCGACGCAGCAAATTCAAGCCCTCGAACAGCAACTTTCAAAGGCGAGCGGAACGCAGGCAATCAGACTTGCCGCCCAACTCACGGCATTGAAGCGTTCGCCCGCCAGATAAGGAACGACAATGACTATCGCTACCTCTGCACACTCCACCTATGCGGCAATCGGCAACCGGGAAGACCTCTCGAATGTCATCTACCGCATCGACCCGACCGAGACGCCGTTTTTCTCCGGCATCGAAAAGGTCAAATCCAGCGCCATCAACCATGAATGGCAGACCCAGGCTCTCGCGGCTGCGTCCACTTCCAACGCGGCACTCGAAGGCGACGACAGCTATACGGCTGACGCTGCGACGGCAACCGCTCGTCTCGGCAACATCCACCAGATTTCGCGCAAGACTCCGCGCGTAACTGGCACCCAGCAGTCGGTTGATCCGGCTGGCCGTGGCAATGAGTTCGACTATCAGGCCATGCTTAAGGGTATGGAACTACGTCGTGACATCGAAGCCATTCTGACCGGCGTTAACAACGCCAAAGTGTCCGGCGATTCCTCGACTGCCCGCAAGCTTGCTGGCGTGCTGTCATGGATCAAGACCAATACCGACAAGGGCGCATCGGGCGTTGATCCGACCGCTGCTGACGGTACGTCACTCCGCACGGACGGCACTCAGCGTGCCTTCACTGAGAACCAGCTTAAGGGCGTTCTCAAGAAGTGCTACGACGCTGGCGGCAAGCCGGACACCATCATGCTCGGCTCGTTCAACAAGCAGGCGTTCTCGATGTTCTCGGGTCGCGCCACTCCAACGCAGGATGCCGGCGGCAAGAAGATCACGGCCGCGGTTGAAGTCTATGCTTCCGACTTCGGCACACTGAAGGCCGTTCCGAACCTGTTTATGCGGGTCCGTGACTGCCTTGTGCTTGAAATGGAGAAGTGGGGCTATGCCTCGCTGCCGGGTCGTAACTTCCTCTCCTACAATCTGGCGAAGACCGGCGACACCGACGCGAAGACGATCTTGTGCGAATACACTTTGGAAGCGCGCAACGAGAAATCTTCGGGCGGCGTTTTCGATCTGACCTCGTCGTAAGAGCCATCCACATCAACCTTGATAGGAGCCTTCGGGCTCCTTTTCTTTTTGGAGAAAGATAAATGGCTCTTCCTATTTCACATCCCATCGATGAGGTCGTGATTCACACCTCTGCGGTGGACTGCTCGACCGGCAAGGCGGCCGTTGCCCGCGCGCCGTTCAAGGGCACGATCAAGGAAATCGGCACTATGATTTCCAGCGTGCTTTCGACGGCGGATGCAACGGTGACAACCTCTGTTGCTGGTACTGCCATCACTGGCGGCGCGATTGTCATCACTCAGTCCGGCTCTGCCATCGGTGATCTTGATGCAGCGGCCGTCTCTGGCGTTGTTGGTAACGGCGTCGCCGCGAATGCCACGATCACGGCAGCCAACACTTGCCTTGAGGGCGACCTCATCAAGTGGGCGTTGACCGGCTCCGGCACGGCAGGCGGTCCGCTCTACTGCTACGCCGTCATTAAGCGCAGCTAACAACAATGGTCCGCTACGGCGGGCCATTTCCTCTTTGGAGAGAAAATAAATGTCTCGCAGATTTGGGAATGTTGACAGCTACCGTCTCGGGGCAGTCAACAACGTAGCTGTTGCTACGACCTCGACGGCGGCTGCGTCTTCCGCATTTGGAGCGCAGACCTACCAGATCAGGGTCGTTGCTCCTGCCGTTTGCTACATGAAAATAGGCGACCCCGCCGCGACGCCAACAGCGGCGACTACAGACGCGATGCTCCCGCCGAATTGGATTGATGTGATTACCGTCACGCCGGGGCAAAAAGTCTCGTTCTATTCGCCGACCATCCAAACCGTTTCGGTTATTGAACTTACGCAATGACCGAAGTCGTTCGCAAGCTCTTTGTTGATGAGGGCGAGAAACTTCTGCATTTCGTCAATGTGCAGGACGTTGAACCGATCCTCGACACCAACAAGGACGAAAGATCGGAAAGCCAGAATGGCGACTTTCGCAAGATTGCGCGTATTCCGAACACGGTCTTGCTTGGCTGGTATTACGACGAAGTGAAGAAGGGCAATACAGAATTGCGCATGTACTCGCCTGAATTCGACCAGATCATAGCGAGCAAGCTGCGCGATCCCGACTACGCCTATCTCCGCACCGACAAGAAGCCGTCCATTATTACCGGGTTCATGGGGTTCGGCTCGTGAGCTTGGCAACCTATTCCGACCTTGTATCGGCCGTGACTGAATATTTGGCGCGCGATCAAGACACGACGCTGATTGCTCGTATTCCTGACTTTATCGCGCTGTGTGAGGCGAAGCTCAATAGGGAATTGCGATGCAATCAAATGGAAATCCGAGCCACGACAACGGTTGATACCGGATCGAGCGAGCCGGAATTCATTTCTCTGCCTGATGATTTCCAGACCATGCGCCGCGTTCGGTTAAGCAGCGTTGAGGGCAAGCCGCGCCTGCAATTTCTGGCAGGGACGCAGGCAGATGAATTGCGATATGCCACGGCGAACGTAGGTGGGCGTCCGTTATATTTCACGATCCTTGGCGATGAGATGGAATTGCTTCCATCACCCGACGCTGGCTACACGATTGAAATGGTCTATCGTCAGTTTATCCCGGCGTTGACCTCACTCAATACGTCAAACTGGCTGCTGACACTCGCGCCGGATATTTATCTCTATGGGGCGCTGCTGGAATCCGCGCCTTACATGAAGGAAGACGCGCGGATTAATACGTGGGGCGCTGGCTTCAAGCTCGCGATTGACGGCCTCAATCAACTCGCAATGGATCAGACGTTCAACGCTGGTCCGCTCAAGATGACAGTGAGCGGAGTGACTCCGTAATGGCAAATGCGATTTATCCAAAATACAAGCAATCGCTTCTTAGCGGCGATTCCAATACTGCGCTGACCGGGTCAGGCTCAACAGGTCTTTACGTCGCGCTTGTTGATACTGGCACCTACACCTATTCCGCTTCGCATCAATTCTACAGCGATCTTTCTGGTGTCGTTGGTACGGATCAGGAAATCACGTCCCCCACGCTGACAAACGGCACAGTTGATGGCGGTGACGTGACATTTCCCGCTGTTACTGGCGCGTCCGTTGAAGCTCTCATTTTCTATCGCAAGAACGCAGGCGCAAACACGACGTGGCGTCTCGTTCAGTACGTAGACTCTTCCGTTACCGGCCTCCCGGTCACGCCGAACGGCGGCGACATTTCAATCATCTGGAACGCATCAGGGATATTCACGCTCTAATGGCAGACAACGTAACTCTTCCCGGCACAGGCGCAGTCGTCGCATCTGATGACGACGGAACGGCGCAGCATCAATATGTCAAGCTGGAGTGGGGCGCGGATAATACTCAGAACAAGGTAGACACGGCCTCTGGTAAGCCGCTTCCTGTTCAGCTTCGCTCTCCGACCGGGACTGACATGACCGGCAGCGCTGGCAGCGCGTCTGCGGCTGTGGTCACTGTGCAGGGCGTTGCATCCATGACGCCGGTCCAGATCGGGGACAATTCGGGGTCGATCACAGTAGACAACAGCGGCACGTTCGCTGTGCAGGCGACTCTCGCGGCAGGTGCGACGAATATTGCAAAGGCGGAAGATGTCGCAAGCGCGGACGCGGATGTCGGCGTTCCTGCAATGGCCGTTCGCAAGGCGACTCCGGCTAACACGTCTGGCACGGACGGCGACTACGAAATGCTGCAAATGTCGGCGGGGCGGCTTTGGGCCTCGTCTGATATCAGCCTTGCGGGAA